TTTCACCAAAAATCCACCCACAATTCCAAAAACTTCCTTATTTATAGGTACTTTCACCGATAACGATTTTCATCTAATAATCACTCAATTTATCATCCACACCACTAAACAATAACTCACAACACCTTTTTCTAGCCAGAAATCTAATAACTGGACTGTACACAGAATATTTAAATCACATCGCCCTATACTTCCTTGCCTAACAAATTTTACTCATTAAAATTACGTATACAACAGTAAATAGAATGAATATATGCGTAAACATAAAAATAGTCCCTTGATAGGGACGGTATTTCTGACGTTATGAAGAAATAATTTTAGGTAGACTTACCTAAATTCAACCAATAAAAAGGACTATAGCTAATAAAGCTATAGTCCTATAATTCAATTATTTATAGATTATATAGTATTCACGTTTTGAAATATTGTTTCTTTCAATGAAAGTAGCTGCTTTTTCATCAGATATTTTTATTTTTTCATTTGCTGGAACAATAATACAAGTTCTGATCCATTC